AATACCTTAGCCTTTTGTTTATCAAGGTTTCCCACGTCACGCCCTCTATGACAAAAGTCTGACAATAATAAACCCGACATTATTTCTTACGTGCTTTCCTAATAGCTTCTTTACCAGCTTTGGCTATTTTAGCCTGTGCAAGCTTACCTGCTACCTTAGCTCTTTGCTCTAAAACTGTAAGTATTTGTATTTTACGGGCAAAAGGCTTATTTATTCTTTTAACCTTGGCAACTGTCTTGCGAGCATCTGTAGGTGTAGCGTACTTAATACTGACTGTATCTCTAGGGTTCTCGTCTGTATATAACCGTCTACCTGAACCCTTGGGCTTTTTACCTGTGCCTTGCTTTGGATCTTTACGTTTTTTCATATTCTAATACTAACATAACCCCTGATAACTCTGTCTTATCTTCGTGTGCGTATCTTTTGATGTTCAACTTTAGGGCCTGTAGTATCCCAGGATCCATCTGCTATTCGGCCATACCGTGTTATTTCTACGATCTATATACGGTAAACCTCTTGCTTTGCGTCTACCGTTCTGTAACTTAGTCTCCGAGTATAACCCTTGTTGTCTGGCCGCCATTCTGCGTTGAAATGTTGTATAACATTAGTTCTAAGCTTTTTACCTTGTACTTTGAAACTGTCACCAGCCTCGCCTTCGTTCTCGATCCATAAACAAATTAGGTCTTTTGCCGTAGCTGGTCGATCTTTTCTACGCCTTTTCTCTAATGGAAAGGGCACGTTTTTTTCAAATTCTAAATTTATACCTATACCTTTTATCATTATTATCCTCCAAATTAAGCAGAGCGTTTCGTCGCCAGGTCGCTCTGTTACCTACTACCTCAAGGAGAATCAATTGAGATACACGACTTAAACTAATTAGACCCCATACCTGTAGGCATCTAAGTCATAATCAGTAACTAAAATATCAACTTCCATCTCAGGATGCTTTACAGCAAACCCTTTGTATTTCAGATGACACTTACTATAATTCCCGATAAGTTCTTCATAACTATCCCAACCCATCTTGAAAGCCTCATCTATGGCATCATGACGTTTAGGATCGTCAAGCACTCTATCGCAAAATTCTCTGTACATTCTAGACATAATCCATCCTTATTTATACTGTTAGTAGACATCATATACCTAATTCGTATATAATGTCAATATTATGAAAGATATACATAAAAATTTACCGACAGACCCACAAAATCTGTCACCAGTCGAAGAATGGGAACAGTCTATGCATGATGCAACTACCGCTGTCCTCGAACTTATACGTACTATTAATACGTTACCTGTAGAAGAAAGACAACATATTACTGATATGTTTGATAGAGTAAAGGATGGCAAAACAAAAGATGTATGAGAAACTGCACGACAAAGTAAAAAGCTTAAAAGTAGGAGATATAATAAAGGTTGATAGAAGATTTGGGTATCCAGCTCTTGTTAAACTTTTAAATGAATTTGGCTACGAATATGAAGAGATTGTTAAACCTACTGCAACTTGGGCAAAAAATGTTAGGAGGACAGGATGAACGAATTACCTGATACTTTGAAAGAATTAGATCACGTTGTTTTAGGTGACACTTATTACTTTCCTGATATGCCTAACGATTTTTACCACAACTCACCAGGCATATCTTCATCAACCATTAGAAGATTTGGACAATCACAAGTCCATGCTTTGCAAGAAGAGATGGAAGATTCACACGCACTACGTTTTGGATCTGCCGCTCATGCTTTGATAGTAGAGGGTGAAAGTGTTTTCAATAAAGAAGTAGCTTGTTTAGTCGGTTCTCCTTACAGTCAGGCTAACAAGGATCTCAAAAGAGATTATGAAAAAAGAGGCTTGACTGTTATTAATACAACAGACAGAGAAACTATATATAAGATGAAAAACAGTCTAGGTATTTATGGCGACTGTGCTTTAAACCCAACAGAAACAGACTATCCTGGGGTTTTTGTTAAGCCTGCAGAAGTAGCTTTGTTTTGGTGGGAGGATGACATGCTGTGTAAAGTTAAGTCTGATATGTTGCGTTATCCTCTAGCAGGGACTTATGATGATAAAACAATTATTCTTGTAGATTACAAAACTACTCAATCGGTCAAACCATCAGCTTTTGTAGGTTCAGTAAAAAAATATCAATATGAATTACAAGCAGCTTGGTATAAAAGAGCCTTTGAAAAAGCAGGCTTTACCGTGGCAGACTTTTTATTTGTGGCACAAGAAAAGAAACACCCCTATGCCTCCAAGGTATTCAAGATGAAACATGAAGATATGGATGCTGGGTGGCTAGAGCTTGACAGATTGTTGGGCGAATATAAATCCGTTATAGAAGGTAGAAACTTACCTACCACTTATAACACACCAGAATTAGTGGAGATAGAATTATGAGTATAGATAAAATAAAACCTGAAAATTACCAAGACGATTTGACAGATCAAAATTGGGATAAGCAGATAGATGCTAAAGCTTCTAAACGTCAGGTAGGTGGCGATCATTATAAAAAGCTTGCCATACAGCCTGCAGAATATTGTTATAAAAACAATCTTAACAATTTAGAATCTGAAGCTATCAGCTACATTACTAGAAACAGATTGAAAAACGGATCTGCGGATATTAAGAAAGCTATACATACATTAGAGTTATTGTTAGAATATTTAGATAATTAAATAAATATTTAATTTTTCATTTAATCTCGTAAAGTAAGGGAGCCGCAAGGCTCCCTTTTTATATACACTATAAATTTAACCATTCGGAGAATTGATATAGAATGGATGTGTATATACTAGACTAAATTATAGATAAAAAAAAGGGGTTCATCAGAACCCCTTACAACACCCAACCTATAGTATCGGGGGGGACTTAGGTTTATCTCCACTAGGTGCTGTTGGACTAACTGCGCTTAGATACTCGCCAATCTTTGTTTTCTTTGAGTTAACTTCCTCACCCTCGTTATTAGTCCAAGTCTCTTCTTTATGATACAAGCCCAAGTCAAGTGTTTTGTTGACAAGTGAATGTACGTCACTAGGAAAAGATTTAAAACCTGTTGCTTTGCAAAGTTGCGTAAACATCTCATTAGAGATTCTTTTTGCTTCTTCGCTAGCAGACCATAATGAGTAAAACTCAACATGATCTCTGTTATTACCGTTATTTATTTCATAAACAACTCTTACTGTCCAATTACCTGACTGAGACTTATATTTCTCAGCGGTAATGACTCTTGCACTATGTACACCTGGCGGCGCAATTTCTTTTTTCTCGACAACTGGCGGTTTAGTTATATTTTCTAACCACTGTACACCATCAAAATCACTCATCATTTCCTCCTATGATTTGAGTTTTAAAACCTAGCTTATCTATTATGCTAGTCAAGTTAGGTGCTTCGAAGCCATCAAGCTTGCCTGACCTATCTTTTGCTGTATAGCCTTGGCCAACATCAGTCTGTAGCCATCTATTTTTTACTAAGGTACCTTCATCATCCTGCTCTTCAATGACTCTAAGTGCTAACACTTCGTCAAAAAAGTATGTGATAGATTGCCCTAGTTTTGTACCAACCATTTTTGGTTCGTACTGCATTACATTATCCACGTTCATTTTTTCCATTTTAGAAACAAAAACTACGTGCATATGTAAGTCTCTGTAGGCCCTCATGACATTTGTACATGTTTCTTGCACGTTACCATATGCCATTCTTGGATCCTTGTGTCTTGCTTTTTCAAAATTAAGAAGTATCTCTGACATCTCTGAAATGGAATCTAAGCATACAGTATCGTAAACTAATTCACCATTTTTAAGTGCTTCGCAAATTTCTATAATTTCTTTTGCTTCTTTCACCTGAATAACATCTATGTCCTGGCTATCTCTTACTGAAAGCAAACCAGACTCCATATCAATCATCAGTTTTTTACCTGGAGCAGTCCCGCAAAGCGTTGTTTTACCAGCACCTGCAGCTCCATATACTAATATCTTCACCCCTTGTTGATTCACACAAGAATCAGGGCTAACGATTCTATCTTTAAAAGACATATCATTTCTCCTATTAAATTAATATTGACATATATTATAACATAAACTACTATTTGTAAAACAGATAGTTTCAATTTGTAAATATATGGAAAAGAAACCGACTTGGCTAGCAAACTATTACTTTAGAAATAAAGTGTTATCCACTACAATTTTGAAAAAACTGGAAGCTATAAATATACAACCAAAATATAAGGAGAGAGAAGTGAAAAGATATTCTTTAAAACAATATATAGAATTTATTGGCAATAAAGAAGCAGCTAATTTATTTAATTGTTCTATACATTCTATAAAAGCCTGGCGTTATGGCCATAGGCAACCATCCGTCGATCAAGCAAAATTAATCATTCGAGCATCCGAAGGGAAGTTAGATTTTGAATCCATATATGGTAATCTCGAAGATATTATTGCTGAA